GGCTTATTGCTTCTGAATAGCTATCTATTTCTTTTTGCTTGTTCTCCCAATCAGTTTGTTTCTTCTTAATAGAAACTGCTTGCTCTGCTAATATATCATTTGATTCAGTAGCTTCAAGTATCTTAGCGTTAATACTATCATAGCTTTCAGTTCCTGTTAAACCTAATTCCTCATACAGTTGTTTTATGGTATTAAGTTGTTCAATCAAACTATCGTTAAAGTTCATTTGTTCTTCAATACCGTTTAACTGTGTGTCAAACGTAACAACCTGATTAGAATTAACTGCTTTATCAAAACTACTTTCTTTCTTCGAATAAGTCACATTAAGTAACTAATCTACTTCAGAATCTTTCTTTAGTCTCTCTGCTTCATTAGCTGCCTGTTTATAAGCATCAGCCATTTCTTTTGTAGCCGTACCTGCTTTCAGATTCTCTAAATAGACATTCTTTAAAGCATCAGCAATACCGTCTGCATATTGTTCTGAATCTATAAAGCCATCCTGTAACTATTGGTTTAGTTCATCAATGTTACTTTCATAATTGACTTTGATTGTAGTTTGAGTTAAAGCAATGTCAGCTGCATTATATCTATCTATGTCTGCTTGTGTTGCCTTATTAGTATCAAACAAATATTTAAGGTGGCTTTCCTCTACATCCTTTACTTTCTTTTTATAATCTAATTCAGTTATAAGTTTGTCATTATATTGTGATTGCAGGTTATTTATAGTGGTTTGGTATTTAGCCAATTCTTTAGCATCCTTTTCTGCCTGTGTTTCTACATGGCCACCACGTCCGCCGCCTGTTGAACGACCACCACCACCTGTTTTAGGTGAAGTAATCTTGTCACGATCAATAAATAAATCTATGGCTTTGTTTACGTCACCATTAGCTAATGTCACCGCTGTTTGTGCCTTAACACTACCACCATTCTATTTTTGGAACTATTGAAATTCCTACTGCTGTCTTTTTGCTGCCTTTAATCTATTATCAGCATTAGTTTGCTCAACTTCAGCTGCCTTTAAATTGGTTTCGTTTATCTTCTTACGGTTAAGTGTTTCTCCATACTAAGTATTTGCAGCCTTACCTTCTCTCAAAGTCATGTAAGTTCCTGCATTATTTTGAAATTTCTATATTTGTCTTTCGTCTGCACGAATATTATTACGCTTACGATTAACTTTTTGGTCTGCTTGGAACTTATCCCATTCAGCTGTAGTAACTTCTTCTTGTATCTTCTGACCTAATTTAAAAGCCGCAAGTGCCTTAGATAAATCATCTAACGCTTTAATATGGTTTCTGATAGCTACTACTGCGTTACCATGATATGTGCCCTCAGAACTAATATAACCGTTAACTGATGGAATAATACCCTTTAATTGGTTTAAGGCTTTTACCTTATCTTCGTAGGCTACGTTTTCATTTTGTATAACTGCAACCAACTGACTTATACGGTACTTTTCAGCATCAATAGATTTACTTACTTCTTTAGATGCAGCTATTTGTTTATCCATAAAAGAAGTACCTTTATCTATATTGTCATTTAGCTTCGCCTGTTCATCAGAAGAATCAGCTGTAGCAATGGCATAAGCCGCTAATGCACCTGCACCTACAATAAGTAAACCTGTAAAGTCTCCTAATAAAGCCTTACTAATAGCCTTAGTAACATTCCAAACCTTCATAGCTACATTATTAGTCACTGTCGCTGTAGTGTTTGTGGCTGTCGCTACTGTGTTACCTGTAGTTGCAGCTGTGTTTGCCACCATTCTAATCTGCTTTAGCTTCAGCATTAAAGCACTGTCTTTATTTAAAGTATTGGCTACAGTCTGAACACCATTCAATATAGCTAATGCACCCTGAACTTTCTGAATTGCCTTAGCTGCATCTTCATTCTCAGCACCAAATAAAGCCATAGCACCTGTGGCAATAGTTCCTGCGGCTGCAAGTCCCTGAAATGCCTGAATACCTGCCTATAATGCCTGTGTATCGTTAGCATATTTCTAAGTAGCCGTTGCAGCATCACTAATAGCATCTTTAACCCTACCTGCTGCCTATGCTATCTATGTAAATTGCTCAGTATTACTTAAACCGTCTAAATTCATCTTAGCCATTAGTGCCTGTAAGTCTCTTAACTGACGTTTAAGCGGTGCTGAACTATTTATAATCTTATTAAACTTAGCATCTATTTTCTCTGAAGCGGTTTGGCCTACCTTACCAAAGTCGTTAAGTTCTTTCTTAGCCTTATCAATCGTAGATGTTAAGTTATCCTATCCATTAAGTCTTACTACATAATCTGCCATGTTATTTCCTGTTTAAGTATGTTTGTGCCATTTTATTAATACGTTCAATATCTGCTTTAGTAATCTTAGTATTATCTTCATCTACAATTTCTTTATCATCATCCCACGGCAATTTAATTATATCTTCATATTTTAATTTTTTGGTACTCTGAACCTATGCAGTAACATAACTAATAACCCTTGCTTGTTCCCACTGTTGCCTGTAAGCATAGTAAGAATACTTTAAGGCTGCACTTACTTCGTACCATTGCATTTCGTCCAATACATAAGATGGTGAATAATGGCACTATATTACTAAGATAGCATAGACTTCACTAATACTTAGTCTTTTTTTTTGCCTTCACCATCTTCTACTTCAAACACCTTTTCTTTCTTTTCTTCGTTGTTCATCAGCTAACCAAACTCTAAGATTAGTTTGGGATTTTCATCTAAAGCATTAATAAAATCATCCCAATCTATTACGTTATCAGGATTGTTAGCTAATATAATGGAATAATAGAAAAGGTAGTTATCTAACAGGCTTTCAATCTTAAAAGACTTACCTGTAATTTGTTCATAAATAAATAATGCCCTGATAGTATATTTGATTTTATATACTGTATCGTTAATTGTTATTTCTTTCATCACTCTTTAAATTAAATATAGATTTTAAAAAAGGGAAATGTGTTTTACCACACACCTCCCTTATAAATTAACTGCCAAAATATGCTTTAAATCTAAATTGGTTATTACCTTCACCTAAACCGACTTGGTCAATATACCCAAATATGTAGTCCATCCCAATCGGATATAGGAAAGCTTCTTTGTTTTCATCATTAGCTGTAATCTCAGGATGGTCTGCTAAACTTAACATTATACCGTCAACCTGATACTCTTGCATATCATGTCCATCTGCTGTAAATGAATCTCTTAAACGAATTGTGTCTTTAAAAGGATTATCAAGTGAAATAGTAACATGATTATTACTTGGATTTATATTTGTTACATAACCTGATATATAGCCAATTTCTTCTTCATCATATTGACTCTTATAAAAAAACACATCGCTTAAAGTAATCTTGCTACCAACAGTTAAACCATTATCTACTTCTGCTGCAACATCTTCAAGTGTAACAATTATATAGGGATTTGGTTTTCTAATTACTCCATATTCATAAAATTCGTATAAATATGATTGATAGTTATAAACATTACCTCCCTGTGTTAAATCTTCTGAAGGGTCGCCTGATTTATCATTATTCATTTCTATAGTATAGTATTTTGTCAACGGTCCAACACCTGTAAACTGTACTGAAAATGTTGCATATTCCCCATTAGGTGCATTCATTTGTAAGTCAGTTATAATTGCTTTGCCTGTATAACCTGTATCTCTTGTATACCAACCCTGTATAGGTGGCTCAGTATAACTTGTAGGTGCTTTTAATGATAATACAAGGTCTATTGGTTTATGATAAATCATCAGTGTTTCCAAATCATCATACATTCTACCCCTACCATCTAAGCTAAAAAGGTTTTCAGAAGATGCAGTCCAACTTAGTTTTGTTATGTCGATGTTGTCCCAATCACTACTAATGTCTTTGTGACCATCATTCTGAGTTTCACCACTTATTTCTATGGTATGGTTAGTAGCATAAGCAATAGATTTACCGTTTACAAATAACATTAAGTCACCGCCTTTTACCTTGCTCATATCGTATCAAATTAAGCGGTTAATTTCTAAAGTGCGCCAACGCCTGTAAATTGAACTGTATAAGTTGCATATTCTCCATTGGGTGCATTTAATGACAAGTTACTTATAATAACCTTACCTTTATACTTTGGAACACCTGCTGTCCAACCGCCTGTTGGTACGTCAGTAGTATTTTGTGACTTCTTAGCAAAGACAGCATCTACAGGCTATTTGGCTACCATTATATCAAATAAATCTGCGAAGTTATCACCTTGTCCATCTAATGAATAAAGGTTCTCAGAAGTAGCAGACCAATTAAGTAACCTTACTTCATTTGAAGCCCAATCACCACCACCTTCATCTTTATTAGAAGTGTCTGCTGTTTCTGCATTTATCTCTAATGTGTGATTTGTTGCGTAAGCAATGCTTTTATTGTCAAGAAAAAGCATCATATCACCGCCTTTTATTTTACTCATATTATTTAATTGTTATTTTAAGGTTAATTTTCTAAACGTAAGTGTCGCTGTTATATTCTTCACTTGCATTCTCTATAACTATTTCATCTATCGTTTGTGTTTCCTTACCATCTAAGGCATTACCAACTGCATCAGCTACCTGTACACCATCTATGTAGTTATCACTTAAAACGGCTAACTCTATATAGGCTACTTCATCAGTATAATCTTTATTGCTATAAGGTCTATATCCATTTCTTCTATAAACTATGAATGGAAAAGTAGTACCTGCATTAGCGACTAAAGGAAACACTTTATTACCTACTAAATTTTGTACAGTAGCATCTGCTAAAAGTATTGCTGTTAAATCTTTACCTACTTTGAAGTTTTTCATATACCGTATCTTTTTAAACTGTTATCAATTGACTTAATCATTGCTTCATTTATCTAAGAATCAGAATTAGTTCGTGCATCCTTGAAAAACCATTTACCTGTTATCCGTCCTCTATAATTGGCTTTCCCTGTGTTGGTTTGGTGTCTACCCCTTTGTAAGTCTGAATGTCCTTTCTATTTAATATAACGGTCTTCAGTACCCTTTTCAAAGAATTTCATTCTAAAGTCTTTCATTATACTAACCCTTGCTTCACAGTATGCCTTATCACCTTTTAAAACTACACCGTCAACAAACGGTGCTTTAATGTACTTTGAAACATGGTTTGCAGATTCACCCATTCTTTGTTTAAAGTAATCTTTGGCTGTAGTCTATAACACTTTACCACCTGCCTTTACTGCTTTAAAAAG